TTTCGTTCTTCTAAGTTAGAGCCTATACCTTCTCTTGTGTCTAATTTATCTGAAAACGCAGCATAACGCTTTTTAACTAAACGCTCATATTCTAATATTTTTAGATCTTCATTTTTATCTATATATACCGCACTACAATCATGAGCCCCGTATATACTTAATGTTTGTTTCATATCTCTCATATTTTATTAGCGCGTAAATACAAGTCATTAACGTACGCCTTTACTTTATCTTTATCTTTAATGTCCAAAAAATCAATAAATTCAGATATAGAAGTTTCGACACTTACGCTAAAATTCTTAGTATTAGCAAGTTCATTATTAATTTTACTAATTTCAGTATAGTCATAATCTATTGTCAGCTCTACAGGCTTTACTGAGACTAACTTACGTACAATAGCATCTACCAAGCTTGGTTCTAGTTGCTTATCTATAATAAATTTTACTATATTGCCTGCAATTAACTGTTTGATAACTGTAGCGGTATGTTTACCGCTAAAGATTTCAGAGTAATAAATCTTATTGTAACGCGGAGAAATATTGTTTTCAATAAACTCGTACGAAAGAGTATCTAAATCTAAAATATAAAGCCCTTTAGTAGTATTATAATCTCCCCAGTCTTGCTGATACGGGCAACCTACATAAAGAATAGTACCTTCGCTGTATTTTCTTTCCTCTCTATGATGAAAATGTCCTGAAATAGTAAGCGGCGCTCTACTGGTAAGATCAGCGGATTTAAGACCGTTAGTGCAGACCTTAAAAGAATTCATTTTAAAACTATTAATTTCAAAATGTCCTACAATTAAGTCACACTTAGGTACTTCATTTATATCTTGACCCCACGGGCAAAAAGCTATCGTCTTTCCTTGGAGGTTAACAACTTGAAGAGTATCAATAACAGTAATGTTAGACCAGCCTCTAAGTACGGAGACGGAGTTAACGGTAGAATTATCACGATAATAAGCGTCGTGATTGCCGACTGTAATAATGATATTGAAGTCGCGAAGTATATCGAATATGTCAGTAGCAATGTGAAGAGTGTTAACAGCAATATCGTTGCGATCATGAAAAATGTCTCCGGGTATTATTATATCTTTTATGCCTCTTTGTTTGAATTGTTCACAAGCCCACTTCGCGTGATCTAAAGCAATCTTATGCCATGTTTCACTGTTGCGATGTACTCCGTAATGTGGGTCTGAAAAAATACCAATTTCAGAGTTATAAATTTTAAATGTCATTATTTTTGTGTATTGGATTTATAGGGTCATCAACTCCTACTTGCGGGCCGATCACGCTATAAACTTCTTCTTGATAAGCTGCTAACGTATCTCGCATTCTTTTTTCTTTCTTAATACGAGATCTCCAGCAGTTAAACGCTATAGAATTAAAGTATGAAAACGGGTTAAAGCCACGGTCAAATTTGTATTTTTTCTCTTTAATGGCATTAAACATGTTTATTAAAGAATCCCCTATTGCTTCTTCTTTGAATGTATAATTAATAAAATTAGGGGCATGTGCTAAACCATAAGCAATATTTTTTATCATCAAAGCAAGCTTATCGGTAATAACATTACTCTCATAGTACATTTTAAGTTCATCTGTAAACTCTTTAGGGCTTACATAATAAATTTTTTTAGCTTGCGCAGATGCGCTTAACTTCTTTTCTTTTTTAGGTGGCGCTACTTTTTCAGCCGGGGCTGCCTTCGGTAACGTTTTTTTCGGTAATTTTGATTTTTTCAAGGGCATAAAATTCTTTACGTTTATTATAATGAGCTTTTCCGTAAACTAAATCGTCAACTATATCTATTAAAGTTAATATTGATTTGTTTTCGTGAGTGCGGAGTCCGCGGCCTATTGATTGAAGAGTCTTAATCTTTGACTTACCACCAGCTGCAAACATGATATAGTGTATATTTTTAATTGAAATACCGGTAGAGAAAATTTTGCTTATCGCGACACAAACTACATTGTCATGTGCTTCCATCATTTGCTGTATCTTTACTCTATCTTCTAATTCTACACTACCTTGTATAAAGTATACTTGTTTGTTTTCAATAGTAACTAGATTGTTGTACAAAGTCTGGCCGTGATCAATATGATCAACCAGAATTAGACAGTTATTTTTTAGTTTCTCAACAACATTCTTTATAATTTTATTTCTATACTCATTACTATGTATAAAATCTAACTCAAGACGGTACTTTTGCATTGACGAAACTGACGTGTAATCAGGTACTCTATCGTACTGTAAGATTATAGAAAGAGCTTGAGCGTTTGCAATATACTTATCCCCAGCTATTTCTCTTAATTCAGTTGTGGTCTTTTTGTAAATGACTGGCCCTATATAATTGAATATATTCCATTTATCTATATCGTCTTCCGGTAGAGTACCTGTAAACCCTATACGTCTTAATGTAGGTATCTTGTCGAGAAGTTTACATATTTTATTGCCGCGGCGGAGTTTATGGCATTCATCAACAATTAAAAAACCTACCTCTGCAAACCAAGATAAATCAGATTTTTCTGATTGAAGTATGCCCATATTAGCAATAATAACTCTACAATTAGGATCTAGTTCATTACTACCTGTCCATTTAGTAACTAACTTCATAGGAAAGTTATATGAAGTAAAGTCTTTATAAGTTTGCTCTACTAACCCTATATCTGGCACAACTATCAATACTTTTTGAGTGTAATCTATATATTGTAAAGCACCATATACTAAATTTGAAATAATAAATGTTTTACCACCCCCGGTAGCAACCTCGATAATACCGTATCCGCGTTCTAACGCGCGACCTATGGCTTCAGTTTGATAATCTCGTAGCTCAAAATTACAGTTTAATTTTTTTATAATCGGGCCAGGTACAACTATATGTACATCGTTATATAATTTTATAAGATCTCCATTAAACACTATGTCAAAGGGTATATCTAGTGTTTTTAGGTACTTTATTATTTCTGGTACCAACCCGACCCCGCAATACCCGGCTGGGGTAATTGCATATATTCTTTGCGGCATGAATCTGCCAAATTTATTGAAATGAGCGGCTTTATTACGAACCGAAAAACGTTCTTTAATGTTACTGAAAAAATCAGAAACAATTTTAACTTCTTTTCTCTTAGGATCGTAATTAAACTCTACTCTCATTACGTTGTCTCAAGTTTTTGAAGATCTATAAGATTTTTACAATCCCAAGTTAAAGAACTTGTGAGTTTTTCAACTTTTTCTAAATACTCTATAATAGTTTCGAGTTTATCGATACTTTCCTGTATTTTAATTATGTTTTCGTCATTTGATGCAGCTTGTTCTAATGTGGTCTTTGAAAGCGGTATAGGCGATTTACTGATCATGTTTTTTACAGCTTTCTTTTTTGTATCATTAAGTTTTTTAAGCTGCATTTTGTGGTTCATTAACCGACCTACCCACTTATGTTTTATGGTAGGGACTAGCATTGCTTTGTCTTTCAAAGACAACTCATCGACTTTAATGTCCTCAGCTATTTCTTTCTGATATATATCAAAAAGATTATCTAAAACCAATGATTCCATATTACTAAGTATAAAGTATATTATACAATAATCAACATGAAAAAATTCAATAAAAGAATGGAACAAATTTTAGAAGATGTTGGAGCTGATGCAGGTGCCGCAGGTAATACAACGACTACAGCCTTTGGCTCCGGTCAAGCTCATCCAACTCAAATAGGTAAGAGTGGCGGTTTTTATGCCCCAGAAGATGCTCGTAATATATTTGGCGGGAAAGCTAAAAAAGGTAAAAAGTCTAAATTTAAACCCCCGGGATTTAAAAAGGGTAAGATGATACGTAGAAGTTTTCCCGGGATGTAATAAGTAGTCAGAAATGGCTAATGCAAGTAAGAATAAAGGTAAGAGCTGGGAGCGAGAAATTGCAAAACATCTTACTGCAATATACAAGGTAAATTTTCAAAGAGTACCCAATAGTGGCGCGTTTGTAGGTGGGTTTAATGCTAACCGCATTGCAAATCTAACCCCTGAGCAGCTGTTACTAGCTTCAGGAGACATTATCCTGCCCCGATTTTTATCTCATATAACTCTTGAAGGTAAATTTTATAAAGATTTTAATTTTGAAAGTTTACTTATTAACAACCAACAACTCGATGGATGGATTGAGCAAGCATCTGTAGTTGGTAAAATTCCTTTTGTTTTATTTAAAATTAACCGTAAAGGTGGTTTTGTAGTATTTCCTTCTAGTATTAAAGATAAATTAATAGTTGAAGGTAGCTATTTAAATTATTGGGTCACTAAAAAGGATAGTGCAGCTATGGGTTGTTATATTATAGTTAAGATGGAAGGCTTTTTTGAAAAGAACAAAGAAGCTATAGTTGCTCTTAATCAAGATAACTATAAACTGTACTGTGATGCGTTTTTACAGAACAGCTCTGAATCTTCTAATAATTGATTTTACTTGGATAGAAGAAAACGCTAGTAAAGATTACTACCAGCAATTAAACGACTGGGGTATATTGGAAGAAACATTAAAAGATAAAGAAAAAGACCGGCTACGTCTTTATCATTATACAAAATACATGTTTAATGTTTTAAAGGAAAACGGTAATAATAGAAATATTGTTTTTTATGTCAACAATGCTAAAGAGAATCCATATCTAAGCATTATTACTAAACATTTCCCGTTTATAGTACATTACGGCAATATAGATTTTGTTTGGATTGACTCCGATAAAGGAGAGTCAAAAGAAATCATAGAAGGGGTTAAGACAACTAGATTTAATTTTGATTATAGCAAATACACCAGACAAAAGGCGGCTGCATTCCACGACAAGTATAAAATCCAGCCATTTAATTAAAAAATCCACTTGAGATATATATTATATATGGTATATAAGGCGAACGAAGTGAGCCTTAAAAAAGTTACCTACAAAAAGAACCTTATACAATACAAACGTTTACATTACCATGTAAACAAGCCTCTCCTTTCTCCCCCTAAGAGATTATAAAAATCATATACAAAAAAATCAACTAAGAGTTTACAAAATAGTTAGAAACTAGTAAGTATAATAAATATGGATAAGATTTATCAAAAAGTTAAAGCCAAGAGTAAATTTTTTAAGATGTTGGAAGAATATAATATGGGCGGGCAACCAACTACATCTACTCCAGCTGGCGCTAATCCAGGCACTTTACCGGTAACACCTCAACCAGGAGCAGCTACAGGGGGTGTTGATCCTAAGGTAGTAGCCATGCAGCAAGCCGCTGCTAAAAAAGCTAAAGAGGCTCAAGCTAAAGCTGCTCAAGCTGAGTTAGCTGCATTACAAAAAGCTGCGAATGATTTTCCAGCTCAACAAAAGATGATGAATGATAGAATTAAAGCTCTTCAAGCGACAATAAAAGGCGCGAGTACATCAAGTGCTAGTTCACCTTTAGGTGGTACCCTTTAATAATGAAAAAATTTGATTCTATAGTTAACAGAGTATTTACCGATCTGCTCACTGAGCAGCCTGCCCCACCAGCTCCACCGCCAGGGTTAGATCAAACCGGTGGCCCTCAGGGCCAGCCTCCCATGGCGCCTCCCGCAGCACCGGCTCCTGCTCCTATGCCAGCAGATATACCTGACCCGGAGAAAGAGCAAAAACCTAAGCCGTTATCTTCTCCAGGTCGGGCGTTTTTAGTAGACTTAATTAGAAGAGCCTTAGAAATCGATCCTAAGTCTATGGATGATTCTGATATGGGGGTGTTTGCTGATGATGAAGTGACTATTGAAAATGCTTCTGAAATAGAAAAGAAACTAGCTAGTATTATTAACAGGCTTAATCCTGCTAAAATAGATTAATTTTCTCTAGCCATTATTTCAGCATTACGTTGCATACGTTTTGCAACTCCTGAACCCGAGGCTAACGCGTCTTTATATTCCTTATTATTCAAATATTCTTTTGCAGCTGCTTGGTAGTTCCCTCTTCGTAATAACTCTCTTGCGCGAGGCGAACCGGAAAGGTCCCCTCTAAAATATCCGTCAATAATCGCAATTTTTAAATTCTCTGAAAAAGAATCAAATTTTGCTCCAAAATGACTTTTAGCTAATTGTATTTTTTTGTTCAAATCTTTATTAAACAAATCTAAAATTTCTTTGTCACTTAGAATTCTATTTTTATAAAAATTATATTCTTGAGGGGTTATTAAATGCCCTATACCTATAGACCAAAACCCCTTATCCCGGTACATTTTATTCTTTACTCCTTCATTACGCTTTATATAGTTAGCCGCTCTTTCTACGAAAGAGCTTCCTGTAGGAGCAAAGGATTTGATATCGCTATGATAAAAATCCTTAAAAGAACCTCTTAGGGCAGTGTTTCGAGGTTCTACTGTCTGAACTTGAGCCGGTATGGGAGGCGGAATATTCACGGTAATTGGCCCTACTTCATTATTTAAAGTTATTTTCTTATTAATTCCGTGTCTCATATTATATATTTATAAGTAATTACTAGTGAAGGTTAAATACCGCAACAAAATATATAGTAGTGATGACGTGCCTTTGTTTTTTTATTTTAAAGATTCTTCTAAAAAAGACGAATTTATAGATTTTTTAGCTAATAACTCGTTAATTAACGAATTTAAAGAAATACCTTCTGTATACGTTATACTCGCAGGCAATACAGTTATAAAAGATAAAAGAGCGCGCATTTATATAAGTTTTGATGAGCTTATTGAAAAGAAGTCTTTACAAAAAAGTATTTTTTTTAATCCAGAAGATAGTAATGCATTTTTATGCAGCCCGGCGGATATTGAAGAGCGAAGCTTAGAATTGTGGATAGAAAAAAACATAGATAACTTACTTTAATAGTTGAAATTAAAGATTAATTTTATACTATTATAAGTATGGGCAAATTTTATTCCACTAAAGTAATTCCTCTAGGTTCATGTGCATTCCGCCAACCTCATGCGAAAAGCCATTGCAAATATATTCACGGTTATCGGCTACAGGCTAAATTTTGGTTTGTATGCAATGAACTAGATCAAAACAACTGGGTAGTTGATTTTGGTGGTCTAAAGGAACTAAAGAGAGATCTTGAAAATACATTTGATCATAAAACCGTAGTATGGGGTAAAGATCCTGATCTTGAAACTTTTTACCTACTTGAGAGTAAGGGAATGATTGAACTAGTTGTGCTTCATGGCGGGGTAGGCATAGAGAAGTTTGCTGAGCTTTGCTGCGATCTTGCTGATTCTTATGTCAGAAATATGACTGATAATCGTTGCTGGTGTGAAAAAGTAGAAGTTTGGGAGCACGAACAAAACAGTGCAATTTATCAAAAGTACTTTAATATTTAACTATGAGCGCTGATAAAACTCTTTTTCTTTCTGACGATTTTGTCTTTTATACTCTCGAGGGGGAAGGCCGATACATCGGTTATCCTTCTGTGTTTATGAGACTATCTATGTGCAACCTCACTTGTATTGGGTTTAAGAGTGAGGATGCTCCTTTCGGTTGTGATAGTTATGTAAGCTGGTCTAAAAAGAACAGAATGACTTTTGAAGAAATAGCCCAGCTTTTTGAAAAGCATGACTATCATGAGATGCTTAAGCAGGGCGCTATTCTCAAGCTTACCGGTGGAGAGCCTTTTATTCAACAAAAGAATCTTATTGAGTTTGTTAGATTCATTATAGACCGCTGGGGTTTTTTTAACTTAGAAAACGAATTCGACTTTATGGCTGCAGAGCCTCAAGAGCCGGTACTTAAAATTGACTTTGAAACTAATGGTACTATCATGCCAGATGAAATGTGGCATCAACTAGGTTGCGTTGTATCCTATACCACGTCCCCTAAACTCTCTAGTAACGGAGACCCTGAAGAAAAGCGTTTTAAACCAGATGTACTTCGTAATCTTGTTGATAAGAGAGCGTGCTTTAAATTTGTTGCTAAGCAAGAATCTGATCTTACTGAAGTACTAGAAAAGTACGTAAACAATCCTGATGTTGCGGTACCTAGCGAGTTAGTCTGGATTATGCCTATGTGCGGCTCTCGAGAGGAACTACTTAAAGTCGGTCCGGTGGTAGCTGAGATATGCAAGAAGTATTGTTTCAAATTTAGCAATCGTATGCATTTGCAAATCTGGGACAAAGCCTTAAAGGTATAAAATTATGGAAGCACCTAATCCAGAATGGCATTTTAAGCTTAGTATTATTAAAAGTATACTGCGTATTATTGCAGGGGCGGCTTTTATAGGGGGTAATATAGTTGCTGGCGGGCTATTATTGATTTTGGCTGAAATTATTGGTATAGCGGAAGAAATTATATAAATGAAAACCGTAATTAAATTTATATACGAAGTTGAGCAATCCCCTACTTTAGAAAGTTGTAGTAGTGTACCGCGCAAGCTTGAGATAGTTTTAAGCGGAGATGTAAATCTTACCGAGCTTATCGAACAGTTCGAGCTTTTTACAAAAGGTATTGGGTATTTTCCACCTGAAAATGCCCATTTAGACTACGTTGATAATGATACGGAAAAGCCTAAGTCGTTAGAATGACAAAATTAAAAAAGATAGGGGTTATTGGTACACAATGTGTGGGTAAGAGTACTCTTATTGAGGATATGACTTTACAATGGCCTCAGTTGCAGCGCCCTACTAAGACTTATAGAGATTTAATTAAAGAAAAGAATCTACCGATTAATAAGCACGGTACTAAAGAGTCTCAGGAAGCGATACTTAATTTTCTTGTTGACGAAGCTATGGGTAATGTTGGATCTAAAAAAATGATTTTCGACCGTACCCCTCTAGATAATTTGGTTTACTCTTTATGGTTATACGATAAACAAACTTCGGATATTGATGAAGCTTTTATTGACAAATGCGTAATTACGGTTAGACATGCGCTTAAATTTTATTCTGTTTTATTTTATCTTCCTTTAGTTAGAGAAAATGATGTAACTTTAACTGTTAAAGAGCATAGAGATATTGATCCGGTTTATAGAGGGGAAATAGGTGTGTTATTTGAAATGCTATACAAAGCATGGCAAAAAGGCGGCTCTAAATTCTTCGATAATGAAGACTGCCCGCCGATTATACCGATCTACGGTAATCCGCTAGAAAGAATAGCTATGTTAAAAATGTATATTAATGAGAAGTGTGAATTCTATGGGGAAAGCGAAAGCCTTATCACTAAAGACATTAATGAACAAGCTTTTCTTTCAGAACAACTAGGATTATCCAATAAAAACTTGCACAAAAAGTAATAAGTAATAACATACTTATTATGAAATTTGACAAACTCGCGAATCAAATTAACGAGAACTTCATGCCGGAAGCTCGTAAGCCTAATCCAGAATTCCAAAAGTGGAAAGTAGAAAATCCTGGAGTACCACATTATAAGTTTTATAAAATGCAACGAGACAAGAAAGCTGGACTTGGAGCTACAGGCCCTATTTCCAAGCCGTCTGCTGAGCCAGAAATCAGCACTTTAAGTAAAGATCCGGCTACTGAACGCACCCGTCTTGCTGTCGCGGACTATATCGCGCATAACCCAGATGCGTCAGTCGATGAAATTATTGATGCAATTGCAATCGATAGCACTGAAGAGACCCCTCTTAATCTTGACCCAGCAGTAGTTAAAGCAATTGTTGATCAAGAAACCTCAATGGAGCCAGGCGCAGGAGAATTAGGGCCAGAAGAACCTTCTTTGTCTGATATTGACAAGCTTGGTAAAGATGAACTTTCTAGCAAATATGACCGTATGATGCGTCGCGATTATGATGACGAAGAGGATCTAGACAGCACATTTGATCCTAATGAATTGTAAGAAATTTTTCGGTTAGTATAATAAATTTCATACCTTTTTTAGCCGCGTATTCGTGCGCGGCTTTCCATTTGCACTGATTTTGATGGTACATTAAGTTTTCATACAATACTGTACTACTTTTCTTTTTGTTAGACTGCTTAGGTGGCTGGGTCTGTGCGTATGGTTTTAATTCAATTAAATACTTTTGTACTTCCCCGTTTGGGTTCTTTATTGCAGCTATAAGATCTATATAATATTTGTGCACTTTTTTATCTACATCGTTGTAATAAGGTATAACTATTGATTCGCTGGCCCAAGCAACTACGTTTGGATTTTTATCAAAATATAAGAAAAAGTTTTTTTCTAATGAAGACCTGTAGGATGGATTTGTACTGCCTTTGTATTTGTCTTTATTTATTGGGGTGTATAGCCCCTGAAAGTACTTGTTATTTTTAGGGTAGGCCATATACTATAGTTACTTACCTGTGCAAATATCTCAAAATTTAGTTATCAATACTTTTTTTCAATACTGCAAACGTCCAGTATTCAAAAAAACTACCGGTACATATAACGGGGAGTGTCCGTACTGCCATGAAGGAAAAAGCACTGGCAAAAAGAGACGGTTTTTTTATATACCTGAAGAAGATCATCTTTACTGTCATAATTGCGGGGCTAGTACTGACGGGTTTAGTTTTGTAAAAGAACAGACAGGTCTATCTTTAAAAGATATACTTGCAGAGTCCGAATTGCGGACAGACACCATAGAAGATATTATTAAACGCTCTTCTGTATACAAAAAATATAACCCTAAGAGTTTGCCCGATGACAGTATAAATTTATTTGATAATAATCAAACTTCATTTTATAGCGCAAATGTAACAGTCAAAGACGCTTTAGATTTCATTAACAAAAGAAGGCTCAATACTGCTGTTAATCGTCCTAAAGCTTTGTGGTTAAGTTTAACAGATTACACGCACAAGAATAGAGTCGTGTTTCCGTTTTACAGCCCCAACGGAGGCGCTAAAATAGAATTTTATCAATCTCGCGCTCTTTATAAGGTAGACGAGGATAGAGCTAAGTATTTATCTAAAGCCAATTCAGATAAAGGTATATTTAATATAGATAAGATTATACCTGATATTGAGTATATATTTTTACAGGAAGGCCCTATTGACGCCATGTTTTTACGCAATAGTGTAGCCTTGGCTGGTATTAACCCTACTGAAGGCCAGGTAGAGCGTCTGCAAACGTTGTTCCCTATGCACACTTTAGTATATGTACCTGATAATCAATGGGTGGATAGCACTTCTTACGATGTTACTAAGTCTCTTTTAGATAAAGGAGAAAAAGTTTTTCTATGGCCAGCTGGTCTCGAAAGGTTTAAAGATATTAACGATTTATGCGTGCACACCAAGCAAGATGAACTAGATTGGAATATAATAGTTAAGCATACGTATACAGGTATGAAAGGTTTAATTAAATTTTCACAAATCAAATGCAAACAAAATTAATCGCAATCACTCAGCCGTTTGTCCCTATGGTTCCTGAAGGTTTCAGGAACCCTCACCCCGGTAACGGCCATTTCAATATGACTCCGGAGCAATTTATAGTGTATATAGCCCGGGTAAGTAATCCGGCTAACCAGATGAACACCGAAACCGGTCATAAGCTTATTCGCTATCTTATTAAGCATAAGCATTGGAGCCCCTTTGAGCATGTAAGTTGTACTTTTGAGATTTGGACGTCTAGAGCTATTGCTGCACAAATTCTACGCCATAGATCATTTACGTTTCAGGAGTTTAGCCAGAGATATGCTACAGCCACAAGGCTTGAAGCGCCAGAGTGGAGAATGCAAGGAAAAACAAACAGACAGGTAGGAGATGATCCTGTTGTACTATCTCCTGAACTTCAAGAAATTGTTAAAGTCGCGCAGGAAACGTCATTAGCTGCGTATAATGCATTAATTGAAAAAGGTATTGCAAAAGAATGTGCAAGAATCATACTACCTCTGAATACCCAAACAAGAATCTATATGTCAGGTACTTTGCGTAGCTGGATTCACTATCTTGATCTTCGTTGCGCGGAGGGCACACAAAAAGAGCATAGAGAAATAGCTCTAGACATAAAAAAAGGCCTCGAAGGGTTATTTCCTGAGACCTTTAAAGCTATTAATGAATTAAACGTTAACGAGGGGTAGAAGCGTCTTTAACTTTCTTTTCAGAAGTAATTACGACTGATTTGAAGACCTCTGCTAAACCGCGGAGGTTTTCTGCTAATTTAGTAATACGTTTTTCTTCCCGACGAACAACTCCGCGAAACGGTATTGAGTTTTTAATTTCAAGTTGATTGATTTGAGAGTTAAGGCTTTCCGGTCCAGTACCGTTTACAAAGTCAGCCATTTCTTCTAATTTAGAAATCCAATTACGCGCCGCGTCAACCCCTGAGGAGTCCACTTTAAGCTGAGGATTGTCTGCTACATCAAAGTCTCTAGGGTTAGTGCCTTTGTCTAGCGAACGCTTATACGCTTCTTCATCAGACATTTCCCCACCTGAAGGAGCTGGCGCCGCTTCCATTTCATAATTCTCCTTCATAGCTTTTTTCTTTTTATCCGCCATTTTATTTTTTTCGCGAAGAGTTACGTCCTTATCCCCTACTTTAATTTTATCTCCTGGTTTTTTGCCAGCCGCTTTTGCGTCTTGTACGGCTTTGCTGAATGCATTGCCTTCTGCTTCTTCTTTCTTTAATCCTCGTTTCATACGACCACTTTCTTCCCATGAGCCACCACCTCCACCTCCACCACCACCGCCACCCCCGCCTCCGCCGCCACCACCACCGCCACCGCCGCCACCGCCTTCTTTCTTTAGACCTTTCTTTTTGCGAAGAGCCGCAAAATCTGCACCTGTAATTTTGCCTTTAGGAGCTGCTACATCGATATTTTTTTGTCCGCCATGAAGTTTTTCAGCTTCTTCGTTAAGGGATTTAAGAAATGTATTTGCAAACTTTGACATAATACTATTATTTATCAAAAACATTTGAATTTCTAAGGTTATATTTTATTATAAACATATGTCTAAAGCGCTCGTCATCCTTTCAGGTGGCATGGATAGTACTATTCTTTTACACCATGTTACAAAACGACTTGCATACAATGAAGTGTATGCTATTACATTTAATTACGGGCAACGGATTATCCGAGAAGTTGATTGTGCAAAAACACAAGCTCTAAACGTAGGCGTGACTGAACATAAACTCATCAATATGGATTTCTTTAGAGAGATATCCAAAATGTCCGCTCTTACTAATACTGATCTTAAGATTCCTAAGGCTCGAGAAGATATCGGTAACGCCCAGCCTTTGAGTTATGTACCTTTTAGAAATCTTTTGCTTTTAACAACCGCTGCGGGCTGGGCTGAAAGTATTGGAGCTAATGATTTATTTTACGGGGCTGTGCAAACGGATGACTTTTCTGGTTATTGGGACTGTACTTCTTTGTTCCTAAACAAAGTCAATGATGTATATAATCTTAACCGTAAAAATACAATTAAAGTAAATGCTCCATTCATGACGTGGTCTAAAGATCGAGTTGTAAAAGAAGGTATTGATTTGAATGTTAATTTTGCACATACCCATACTTGTTATGAAGGTAAAGAAGTAGCCTGCGGGGAATGCGTATCATGCGCAGCGCGTATTAAAGCTTTTATAGATAATAAAACTATAGACCCAATTAAATACGCAAAAGAAATACCGTGGAGTAAATTTGATTGTAAGCCATACTAAGTTATGTGCGGTATTGCAGGCTCAACTGATAAAGATAGAGCGTATAAACTCTATAAAGATAACCTTAATAGAGGCTTTTATAGCTCTGGTTCTATGTTACTAGATGATACAGGGGTGCAGGCCTATAAAAAAGTTTTAGGGGATTTTAAAACGCCGTTTAGTTCAAATAACTACACTAAAATATATTATCTTTACCATTCGCGAGGACCTACTGTAGAAACTAAAGGTTTTGAAGAAGACAATAATCACCCTTTTTTCTATAAAGACTGGGCTGTAGCTCATAACGGTATTATTAGTAATTTTGAAAAATTAACTAAACAACACTATCCTGAAGAAGATTTTGCAGGAAAAACAGATAGCTGCATTATTCCTCGTATGTTAGATGTGTTTGGTATAGAAAATGGTCCCGAAAAACTAGAAGGTACATTTGCGTTTTGGGCGTTTAATACACGTACTAAGAATCTCTATTTAGTTCGTAATTCATGTACGTTATTCGTAAACTGGATTACTGGAGACTTTTCTTCAACAGAGTTTGAAAATAGCGAGCCACTTGAAGAAAAAATGCTTTTTAATATAAAATATAATAATCTTTACACACGAGACGCAAAAATAAAATACATCAAGAGTTATAACTTTAATTCTCCCTACTTTATTTTATAAATATATGTATGGGTAATGAAGCAATTGATTATATTAATAGAGATATAGTTAACGTAAAAAGTGAACTCCAAACTATTAGCAAATTAGTACGGGACGGTAATGGTCAACCAAGTCTTATACAACAGGTTGCAACTCTTCATAATGAAATATCTCATTTAGATGTTAAACTTACTGCACAATTAAACGATTTAACCGAAAGCGTGGACAACATAAAAAAAACTAATTTAGAGAGCACAAATTTGTCTTGGCAGTTTAAAGCAGTAGTCGTAGCTGCTTTATTATCCAGTCTTACTTCTCTTGTTATACATTTTACATCTAATAAACACGATGAATTGTTACAACAAGTATTAGAAAAACTCGATCAGGTTAATGTGACTAACCCTGCACCGGTTAAAAAAAGTAAGTAGATTTAATAAAATTATATTTTAAAATACTCTTGAAATGAAGAGTATTAATTTTAATTTAGAAGAAGTCCAATTAATTATAGAGTCTTTGCTGTTTACTGCAGGCACCGACGTATGCTCAGAACATACTGATGCTCAAAGAATTAAAATGGTAAATTTAGCTGAAAGTCTTAATGTTAAATTCGATAAACCCAATTTGCATAATATCTATCTTTATAAAGACACACCTATTGTACCTGATAAGATTACCGCACTTCTTTGCGAAAAATTTTCTAATTTACCTCAAAGCGATATTATTACCGATTAATGAAAAAAACAGTTTTAGTGTTTTGTTCTCAAGTTTTGAACGAAAAAGAACTTAATGAGAGATACGGTAAATATCATATTTTAAAATCTCCGCGTTTGAAAGAAATAGAGTGCGTAAAGATATTTTCTAATACAAAACCTCTACCTAAAAAATATAATGAGTGGATAAAAGACGAAGACTATAATGTTGTATTTGTTCATGATGATGTTTTGATAAACGATGAGGGGTGGTTAGAAAAAATAAATAACAATTTAGAAAAATATGATGTAATCGGTCTAGCAGGCACTTCAAGTGCAAAAATTTCTGAGCCGTGTCTGTGGCACCTAATGAGCTCTAAAGAAGACCATAGAGGTAAAGTTAGTCATGTATCAGACGGAGGCAGCGGTACATTTGTTACCTATTTTGGTAAACACGGAAGAGTTCTTATACTTGATGGGCTATTTCTAGCTTTTAATTCTAAGCGAGTGTATCAAGCCGGGGCATTTTTCGATGAATCTAACCCTTGCGTAGCTCATTTTTACGATATAGATTTTAGCTTAACGTGTAACAGCAAAAAATTAAAATTAGGTACAGTAGACATAAACGTTGTACATAACTCTCACGGTCTTCGCTCTTTTACTGATGAATGGCTTTCAGGCCAAGTATGGTTTTTAGACAAAGTTAAGAATGGAAAATATTTAATTTAATAGTATAATATCACTATGATTATTAACGATCAAAAAATATACGACGGTTCTTTTATTCATAAGCGTTTTGCTTACAAGTATTTTAGAGACAAGACTCTACCTATTGGTAATATTGTTTCTTTTGTAGCTCCAGTAGAAGTTACTTTGAATCTTATTGACTTAGAGGATTCACTCGAAAAAGATTACATTTATAGCGAATCTATGGTAAATTTTTGCTGGGAGATCCCTAACCTAGATCCTTTTGGGGCTGTATGCTTTCAGCGACTGTTTAACACTTCTATTGCTAATATTCTTTATAAGCAAATCAATAAGACTATTGAGATGAAAGGAGACGATATCATGATCCATGCAGATCATAATCAAGGAGGTATTCATCAGACTAAAGGCAAAGCATCTGTGAGCATTACCTATTCTAAAGAAAATGTAGCTATCGGTCATACCGGTATTAACATTCTTGCAGGTAAAAAGGCCCCCGCCTTTGCATTTAGTACTAACCTCTCTCCCGAACAGACCGTAAAATTCCAAAATGAAGTAATGCATCAGTTTTATAGCATGGTAGATAATATTTTTATTGCTACCACTAAAGTTATCGTTTAATGTTTGATTTTTTAAATAAGATTTTATTTAAAACTAAGACTCCAGATACGGCTAATTTAGATGAAAACTCTGAATTTCAGCCGTATCTGGTGCAGCGATGGTGCAGTATGTACTCCCCTGAAGTAACTGTATTGCTTAACCAGACAAGCAATGTTCATTGGTCTACGTTACAGAGTAATTCTGAATGGTTTAA